ACCCGGCCTCAGCCCCCCGTCCCCCTTGGTATTTTTCCCTCAATTGCCCCTCCCCTGTTTAAAGTTTATTTTTCTTCATAATGCCTTCTATTAAGAGTGTCTGTTGGTGTTTCACTTTGAATTTCACTGGAGAAATGCCTGAGCTTTCGTTCGATAACAAGGGAGTCGAATACGCGATATGGCAACACGAGAAGGTGAGTCACGATCACCTTCAAGGTTTTTTCCAGTTCAAGGGTAGAAGATCGCTCCTTCAAGCTAAGAAGGTTTTCGATGGGTATCATCCACACTTGGAAGTCATGAGAGCTCCTTCTGCAGAAATCGCTCGCGATTACTGCTCGAAGGACGAATCTAGGGTTTCTGGTCCCTGGGTGTTTGGTACTTTTGTTCCGATGGGTTCGAATAAGCGTAAATTGACTGAGTTATTGGATAATTCCGATAACGAGATCGAAGAACCCCAGAAATATCGCCGAGCCATGGCGATGAAGATGACCAAGGCGTCACATCAGTGGGCCCTTGAGAATCCCTTTCCATTTGAATTAAAGGAATGGCAGGAGCGTCTGTCGGTTGATTTGAATTCAATCCTGGATGATCGCGCCATTTTCTGGGTTTATGGACCCACTGGTGGGGAAGGGAAGTCCCAGTTTGCCAAGTATCTGGGATTAAATAAAAATTGGTTGTATTTACCTGGCGGCAAGGTTAATGATATGATGTATATGTATTGTAAGAAGCCGCAATGTAATTTAGTGATAGATTACCCTAGGTGTAATAAGGATTTTATTAATTATGCATTTTTAGAGATGGTTAAGAATAGGACTGTATATAGTTATAAGTACGAACCAGTTGGGTTTATTGACCCTACTTGTAATGTACATGTTGTAGTTATGGCTAATTTCCTTCCTGATTATGAACGGATTAGTCAAGATCGAATAAAATTAATAGATTTGTCTTAATTAATTGTCTCCCTAACAATTATTAATTTGAAAAATACTAAGGCCGCGCAGCGGCCATAACCATTAATTTTGCTTCTTGAAAACAAGAAGGAATGAAATGAAAGAAGATTATATCCGTAATTATGTGGGTCCCACATAATAATATTAATATAAAATAATTTAATAAATAAATAAATAACTATTCTGGGCTTGATCCGTAAAATATTGGGCCTGTTAAGGTCTGGGTACGTCGCGCGATTCACGTGCTCTCTCTCTTCTGTCAAAACGCACCGTTTCATTAATGGTATTTTTGTCCAAATATTTTCAACCTATGTCCCCTGCGCATGTTAGCAATAAAGTGATGTCCCCTGCGCACGTTAACCTATGTCCCCTATAAATAGATTAACGCTGAGGCCGGCTCTTAGTATT